TTACACCACGGGGTGTAACACCGCAACACCAACGCCAGGCGCAGCGTCGATGCAGGCGCGCTCGGCATCGGCGTAACACACCAGCAGCCCATCCTCACCCGGCACCGTCTGCACCAGCCCAGCCTGCGCCCACCGCCACACCCGCATGTGACTCACCCGATACCCACGACGGGTCAACCACGACGCCACCACACGACACGACGCCCACTCCGGCGGCGTCTCCTCACACTCATCATCGCCAGAGTCGGCCACCACCTCAGCCACCAGGCGCGACTGCGCCACAATCTCCTCGGCAGCCATGACGCCCCACGGCACGCCATCAAACACCCACAGGTACCGCTGCAACCACCCAGCCAACACAGGGACACCATGTTCCTGAGGAACACCGACACCGGATGCCACAGCGATCTGCCCCGCCCAAAACATCAGGAGATTTTCCGTACAGATTTTCAAGTCCAACATGGCAAGATTCACCGGCGGCCTCGACGAACAAACCGACCGACCAACCGAAGTATCACCGCCACTACACCTGCGGAAGGTAAGGAGATCAGCCAGCGCTCCCCCCTCAGTCTCCAACGTATACAAAGACTTCCCTAGTTCATGTAAAAGGTAATCGTCCACCAGGTTTCCCTTCTCTCTTAAAGAAGTATCTTACCTGGGCTGCCGCCTAGCGGCGGCCTCCCCGGCCCGACCCGACCCGACGAAACCAGAAACGACACCCCACCGTCCTAGGCCTGATCTAGATCCGATCTAGATATGCGCAAATCGTTATGAACATAGGCAAAGAAAAATCCCCAGGCGGCACCTGGGGAGGGCGACAGCAAGGCGCCAAGACGTATACACAAGGAGTAGCAGCCGCCGGGGTGCCTCTGTCCGCGGTCTACGCCAACGGCTACCCCACCCGCATGGGAGGCACCAATGCCCCGTTTTGGCTGTTCACGGCGGGTTTTAACGCCGCAGTGGGCGGCTCAAGGGCAAGTGCTTTCAGGCATGGCTAATCGCCGCTACGGCAAGCCTGTAGCGGCTAGAGGGGTGTAAGCTCGGGAATGCCCGTAGTTATTCTCGCTGTCGGCCTCCGCGGCGGTAGCGGTTACGGCGGCGGCCCCGACGGCGCCCATGGCCAAGGCTGGTCACCGCACCTATGGTTTGTTGTGTAGTTGTTGGCGGCCCATCCTGCATGCTACCCGGCGCGACGTCTGGACAGCTCATGGCCGCTGTTTCTTCTTCTAGGCGCTGCGTAGACTCTTGTGCCCGCTGGGGCGGCGTTACTTCCGTCTGCGCAGGCGATGAGTCCGGTATGTCGGTAGGGGGCGTTTCTATGTGCCCTTCACGCACCCAGTCTGGGGCATCGTCGAGGGGGTCACTGAACCCATCAACAACGTCTGCTAGCGGCGGTGTGGTTGGTGCCGGGGCGCTGGTAGCCTGAGACTCCCTGCTCTCGTGTTTAACGGACGCCTGGCGCGCCGGGGTGCGGGTTTCCTGAGTGGCACGCTGGGCTTGGCGTTCCTTCCGCGAGACCACATGGATGCCGCTATCTTGCGCATACTGGTTATTGTTGATGAATTCGATAGTCGTTGCAGTGTAGTACACCTCTTCTGGTGTTGGCGGGTCCCGAAGCTCTAGAACTTCTCCGGCACCACGCTTACTGTTGCATGCATGGCAGGCGACGACAAGGGTTTCAGGGGTAGATTCCTTATGCCCGTTGAGGGAATCATAGGTGGCGCTCCTGGCGGAGCGACGGTCCCGCCAGTCCACGGTTTTCCCACACCAGCGGCATTGATCGCCGTCTCTGACACGAACAGCGATGAGCAGCTCAGGGTTTCGCTTGTCTTTCGCCCGCCGCCGGTCAAGTTCCATTTCTTCTTTCAACCGGATATGGAAAAGGGTAGGGTCATCGACGATACGCAGCATTGGCCGCCCCTCAGGACCTTCTTCCCGGAAGAGCAATCCCGCATTGCAAAGGTTTTCGATGACGATTTTTTCCCGCCCCGGTGCTACTTGCGCCACGGCACCATACCCCACCAGGTAATCGGTAGCGTGAGCCGCCGAGATGCTCACCAGATCGACAAGAACACCCTTTGCCTCGTTCTTCAGCAGATGGTCCCCGTCGCACACCTCAAGGAGCCGTATCATCAGCGGGTGAGTGGTGAGCGTGTCGCCTCCCCTAAACCACATGTGCCTCTCCCCTCTCTAACGAATAAACGTGCACAATGTAAATGAAAATATGGTTTGTCATGCCGCCCCACCCCGAACATGCGCCCACCTGGAGCACACGGGATAGCACTTGTCGCACAGCCCCTCCCCCACGTGCCGGAGCGGATATTTTTTACTGCGGCGCCCCCTGGCCTGGATCGGCGGCACCGCCTGCGGCAGCATCTGCTTCCCACACGCACGGCACCGCTCCTGATACAAGTCCCCTTCCTTACCGTGCTGCTGTGGAATATCCGAGTACCTGCCAGCAACCACCCCGCCCACGAGGACGCCCCGGCGCTCCGCATCGGAAAGCATGCGCTCACACGCCCCCAGCAACGGACAGGTAGCACACAATAACCTAGCCTGCTGTTGCCTAACCAGTGCATTTTTGACCGGTTCCCCAGGGAACGTAGGGTCCCACAGGCTCGGCCGTGTCGCTGTCGCCTGGTGCCGGGGCTGCTGGCAGATACCGAGAATCATTAGCTAGACCGCCCCACCGCTAAGGTTCGGCCGGGCAGTGATCTGCCGCGGCGCCACTGGCAACGTGGCCACGTACTCGAACCCGTCAGCATCCCGCGCCGGGCCGCCGTCGGCGGCATGGGGCCTGCGGATGTCCGTTACTGTGGAATAGGATTCCACCATTCCACCCAACGACGCATAACAACGCGCTAGGTAATCGCCTGGGGGCAGGCCAATGGGTGCGCAGAACGGCACCTGGGCGTACTGGATAGCGGCGCTGATGGCGCCCATCTGGGCGGCGGTAAGAACCACTGGCGAGGCGGCATCAACGCCTTGCCTGACCTCATCGCGCACCCGGTCCATGACGGCGACGACGTCGGTGGGCAGTGTTGGTGCCAGCCGTGCCGCGGTAACATCGGTGAGGTCGCCGCAGGTGCCGGACAGGTCTTGGAGGGTGAGTTCATTCTCCGAGACAAACAGCGCGCACTGCGCCTCGGGGGCTTTCTTGAAATCCGGCTTAAGCTTCAGTAGCAGTCTGGCTGATGCAGCCGTGATCTCCACCTCGGCGTGTTCGGCGGCAACAACGGCGAAATAAGTGGGCACCACTGCCTGGATCATATGCCGCGGGTTAGCTGCGCACACAAGCAGCCGCCCACCCCGGAGCACCAGCTTGACGACGTCGAAGTCCTCAAACTTCCGGCTGGCCACTTTAATCACGGCGCGGATGGCATTATGCAGTTCCCGGGTGAACAGGACCGCTTTTGACTTGGCCGGCAGCTGGGAATAGTCAGGCATGAGCCTCGGCCTCCCGGATCCTGGCGGCGGCATGGATAGCATCCAGGTATGGCTGGTCCAGCGCCTGGGTGGCGGCATCCAGCTCATCGAACGGCACCAGGCTCTTGTGCAGGGGCGCGCTGTCGACTCGCCAGGCGGCCCAAGCGTCATGAACGTCTGATAGCGTGGCAGCAGTGCCCTTAGCGCGCATAAGCACCGCATAAATAAGGAATAGAGGGAACTCTTCGTCGTCCGGCCTGGCAATGTTTTTCGGCAAACACCGACAAATCAGAGCGGCGTCTTCTTCGAGATAGGTCAACATTTTAGGACTCCTGGAGAGCGCGGAGGGTATCAATAAGATGGGGGTTGTCTTCCAAAACGCCGTAGGCGGCGGCGAGCACTTGCCCCGGCGCGGCGTGAACAATGCTGTATGCGGCGGCGGGGATGGGCACCTCGGTGACCCGCCAGCCGTCGGCGGAGTAGACGACCGCATAGGGTTCACGTTCCCCGGTATCGGGGTTGTGGGGCCAGTCAACGATCGCCCACGTTTCGCGGATGTGTAGGGCACCGATAGTGTCGTCGGATGCGGACAGGGGCGTCCTGCGGATCTCGGTAGCGTTCATCGTGTTTTCCTTAGGTTGGATTGGTGGGTTTTGCGTGTGCAGGTTTCCATGTGCGCCACGTACAGTCGTTCTCCCGCGATCTGGGCTTGTTCCCTTGCGACGCCGTACACGTAGTGGGCGCGGCCGAGGCTGATGCGCCAGCGACCGTCTAGGGTCGGGCAGGGGTTAAGTGGGATGTTTTTGTCGTTGGTGGTTTTTGCCCAGCGAATTTCTGCGCCGCACCAGCGGCACCATGCGCGGCTCATGCTGGCGCCTCCTGCTGCTCTGCCCACCGGAGGATCCGGGTTAGCTCCTGCCGTGGTGTTTCCATCCGATGGCGTTCATACATGCCCGCCCACTCCCATGCGGTAGCGATGGGCACAAACGTGCAGCGATGGATCACTGGCAGCCCATATAGGCGCATTTCGGGTAGCACCCCGAACCCTGGCACGCAGGCAGCTAGGTCACCCAGGGCGATAGCAACGGGGTTGCCCGCATCAAAGCAGACAGACACCAAACGCCTCCCCTTATATACTCGGCGGGCTACTGGCCCTGCAAGGGTAACGGTCGCAGGCATCGCTCTTCACCACCGTTCACGATATTGTTAACGGTTTTCAGCCCGTCAATGACCCTGCGCATGTGCGCAGCCGCGTGCTTCATGCATTTGAAGGCTTTGCCGTCATCGCCGTTTTCGAATGCTTCCCGACATTGGTCTATCGCGGTCAACGACGCCAACGCCGCCTGCCGGATGCTATCGACGAGTTCCGTGGGCAATCCCAGTGCCGACTGCATCTCCGAATCCGGCTCAGCGGCGGCATCGGTGTCAGCGCAGTCGGCGCCAGATGCAGCGACTGTGTCGCCATCGGCGGTTGCCGGCTCTGTAACTGGCACGGTCACCAACCACGGATCCTGGCAGCATTCCCGGGATTCCTGGGCGGCTTTGTAGGCGTCGCGTTGATCGCAGGCATCATGCAGCGCCGCATGCAAATCGGCAGCGCGCTGCTCAGCGACTACTTTCGCCGCCGTCAGTGCCTCAACCTGGGCGTGTAAATCATGGATGATTAATGCGACGTCGAGGCCGCTTTCTGCTTCGGCATTCCCCCGCTCAAGCAGCTTGGCGATCAGCTCCTGCTGCCACACCGTGGTAGCAGTCAGGCTGTCTGCGAGGCGAGATGGTAGGTCAGCGGTAGAATCCGGCATGGCGGTATCCTTCCTGGTCGGCCACCGGATGGGCATCCATGAATGCCGTCAAGTCGGCTAGGGCGATCCGGTAGGGGGCGTTGCGTCCCACAGTGGTGGCCATCGACGGCTGGGTAGCGCGCAGCACACCCTGGCGGCAGAATTTCCTGATCTGCCATTGGGAAAAGCCGGAAAGCGTGGCGGCTTGGGCGGTGGTCAACCATTGCGGCAACTGAGGGGTAGTGATATGATTCATGTGCCTTTCCTTTCAAAGGCTTTACGACGGGGGCTAGTAACCGTGATTGCGCTAGCCCCCGGTTTTCTGGTTTATAGGGGGTTATTGCCGCCGCTATCAGCGACAAGAGGCGCACGTCATGAGCAGGCGGCCCCCTTCCCGCCACCCGGCAAGTCGCCAAACGCTGACCCGCCCAAGCGGCAACCAGTGGCCATAGCCGCACCAATCGACGCATCCCGAGCAGCGAACCCCGGCACTGCCCCGCACGGGGCCAATACTCAACAGGCACCCGGCTTGATAACAGCCGCTCCCCCACAGCGCGCAGACAGGACGCCGCCAGGCGGGCAGACCAAACATCCAGAGGAGCCACGAGGCGTCTAAACCAACATGGGGCAATGAGCAGCCGCCCAGCCGCGCCGTCTACAGCGCCACCTCCGGCAACAACAACAGTGGCCAGCACAGCAGCAGGTACCGTCTGCGCCGTTTCTTGGCATTCTTGCCGACTGGCGTTGCTCCCCCGAACACGCCGATAGACAACAACCGCTAGCGCTAGTGAACACGTAGCCAACGCTATGGACACCATCGCGGCCAGCATTCCGATAAACGAGATCATTACTAAAATTCCTTTTCTTCTGTATGCGTTAAGTGGCCCCTTCCCTGCCCTTCCCCAGGCGAGGAAGGGGCCACAAGTAATAGGGGGCGATTAGGCACCTAGGCCGGCATTGGCCTGGTAGGTGAGCTGGAGCATCGAGCACAGCCGGGGGAATAATCCAAGATCAATATGGATCTGAGCCCCGGCGCTATCCTGAAGATCCGCGCCGGTAGGCCCTAGCTCGATGAACAACCCATCCAGCTCGCCCGAGAAAACAAACTCGTTAGGCATCGACGGCCACCTCCTGGGCAGCACTCGGACCTTCCGGGGCGAACAAGCTCATCATCGCTGGGAACTGGAACCGCTGAACCCGGAAAAGGAACTCGCCTTCGTCGTAGAAGCGGACTGTTCCGCCGTCTCGGGTCGCATACAAACCATCGCCGATATTGCAGAACCGGTCCGTCATTGGCGGCACCCCGGCATGCTGGTACCAGGCGTCTTGCAAAGCGTCGATGAGTCGCATAATCGAATCCGCATCAACCTGTACGACACCAACCCCATCCTGGGCCAACTCCACCCCGGCGCTAGTGATCGTTACTTGGAGGTCATCAATCTTCCGGCTAGGCACGGGACTCTACCTCCTGCCGCAGCGCATGCTGCAACACCGTGACGTTCCCGTGCACGACCTCAGGCTGGGTGCTATCTGCAGTGCACAACCCCAGCAGCATGAACTCCGACACATGAGGAACCCTGGTATCCCCCGTGCCACCACCTACGATCAAAACATCAACCAACCCCTCATCAATCAGCGTTGTGAGGGCTTCCGCTACCGGCCGCAGCTCGGCAAGCGACGGCTCGCGCTTCACACGAACCACAACATCCAAATTCTTCATTGTTTTTCCTTTTCTTCCTTGCTTTACGACGACCCCAGCGCGACTAAGCCGCGGGGGCGTTGAGCTCTGGTTTTACCCATTCCACCCATGGAGACAGATCAAAGTTCGTCCCTTGGATAGTTGCTATGTGCAAAGCCATTGCACGGCTAATTGGTGCCCCCGCCCGCATAAGCTCAAGATCCGGCAAATCAACGCCCAAAATCGCAGCCGTTTGTTCATCTGTCTCCAACCGTCGGTCTGACATGATTTTCTCAATCACTCCAGCTTTGAGGCGTAACTTCATCTTCACCTTCCGTTCATTTCGATCTTCATGGGTACATTATGCACATTAAAAGATCATTTCGCAAGTGATTATTGAAATTTAACCAAATCGCCATTTCTTGACACGTGCAAATAGCACTTGCATAATGGACTTATGAACCATGAACAGTGGATACGCAGCATCAAAGATGGGCTCACCCCTACCGTGGCAGCCCAAAAAGCCGGGCTCGCTCACACAACCGTCCTCCGGCAACTCGCAAAAGGGCGGCTCACCGCCGACAATGTCATCGCCATCGCGCATGCTTACAACCTCAAGGCTGGGGATGCGCTGGTGAAAACCGGACACATCACCCCACTCGACTTGGATGGGACGGGTATAGAAACAGCTCTGGGCCTAGCTACGAACAAGCAGCTTCTCAAAGAGATTGATAAACGCATAGATCCAGAATCGGTCCGAATTTTCCGTGGAGAGAAAGAAATATCACCTCACATCGGGAACACGGCTGAGCTCGATAAGACAATACAAAGCAACACCCCGTCTCCTGATGATGGTTGGCAGTATGAAGAGATGGCGGCGGCGGATGATTCGCCGGATGAGCCGATGCCGGGTGATGACGATTACCATGATGGCCCGTAAGCTAATTTGATATTTTTGTTTCATTCTCCTTATGATTATCCTTAATTTTTTCATATCTCTAGGAGAATGAAATGTTAACGATCGACAATTTGGAAGACCTAGCAATATCCCTAGGGGTCACGCTATGTACGCATGTCGGTGGCAAGAAGGGGCTCTGGAATGCGCCCCGGCGCGCGATCAGCATTCGGCGGGGGCTGCACCCGGTGGCACATTTGTGCACATTGGCGCATGAGGTGGGGCATGCAACATTAGGGCATGATTCGGCTGCTGTGGGGTGGTGGCGGGCGAAGCAGGAATTAGCGGCTAATCGGTGGGCAGCAAGACAGTTAATCACAGTTGAGGAGTATGCGGCGGCAGAGCGTGTCCACCCGTCGTTAAGCGGGGTCGCCCATGAGCTGGGGGTGACGGTTTTTATGGTTGAGGCATGGCAGGAAATGTACCGGTCAGGCACATATGCGAGATTCCTTATGGGTGCCTGATAAACCCAAAAGAGGGTATTGCAAACATCATTCCATCAAAACTGCATACAAGCACCTAGATGAATCATAAGATAAATCTTAACTGCGGTTTACATAAGATGAAGAAAAAGGGAATGGAGCCATGGTTGGTATCTATGATGCGAAGCCTGCGGAAACCTGGTGCAGCCAAAATGTGGTGGGGATGCGGTACCATGCGGCGGAAGTTAATACGGTTATCAGGCAGGTACGAGCTGATGCCGAGGGTGCCCGATATTTCGATGCAACACTAGTGTTGGAGCCGGATAATCCGCATTCCAATAGTGGGCATGCGATCTCCGTGCGATACAACGATCAGGTGCTGGGGTATCTGCCGGATGAAGACACTGCGAAGTATTTTCCCGAGGTAGCGCGGTTGGCTGCGAGCGGGTTTGATGTTGGAGTTCGGGCACGACTGTGGTCGAATACGGATAGGCCTGATTTCGGACCAGGTGACGCCCCATATTACAAACTAAAAGTGGGGGTACTGCCACCTGGGGCTATCGCCCCGTTTAATAATCCCCCAACCTTGGATTGGGCGCTCATCCCTCGGGGCAAGAGTATCAAGGTCACGAAGACCCAGGAGTATTTCGAGGCGAACAAGCATGTCTTATCAGCTGGAGACACGTGCTTTCTCGCCACGCTTCATAAAGTTATGCGGGGGACGAAAGCCCCGGTGATCGAAGTATGCCTCAACGGTCATCATCTTGGTGAGCTCACTGAGGTTTCCAGCAACAAGCTTATGCCTTTTGTTGACCATTTCAACGATAAAAGTCTTGTGGCTGTGTGCTATGCGCTGATATGGATTCGAGCTAACGGTATACAGGTCACCTTAGATGTCACCCCTGCCGCGAGCGCAAGCTACTCCCAGATACACGATCCCGTAGTCAACCCGTTGCCTGAGCTGGTGAGGAAGGAACGGGACCCATGGTCGTACCAGTTACCGGGGCGGTTTAAGGGGTCGGGAAGCTCGTCTGGTATCGCCCAAGCGCAGAGCGCCGCTACCCAGGGGTATGTTAATCAGCGATCCCCAAAGTTCGCGCATGTCCAATCAGTAACATTTACCAAAGCGGAACGGCGCAAAGAAGCAGCCAGGCGTGCTAAAGCAAACGAGCGGGAAATCATGGCAAGCCGCGCCACGCCAATGCCTTCCAATCCGCCTACGGCGAGAGCGTCGGCAACATCGGACGAGGAAGCAGGTTGTGCTCTTATCGGGCTCGGCATAGGCATCATTCTCATCTTATGGTGGTTGTCATCATGCTTTGGTGATACCTCTTCAGGCAGTTCAACGCCTGCGACTACTTCTTCCACTAGTGATTATTCGTCATATGGCGACTCTGGCAGTAGTTCGTCTAGTTATGATGCCGATCAGATCAATGGGTGGACCAAAGCCGCCGCACGGAACGCTTGCCATAAACAGGTTGAAGCGCAGCTCAAGTCGCCGTCTACTGCGAAGTTTGAAAGCCTTTTTGATTTTACTGCTTTGCAAAACGACGCCCACACTAAATGGACGCTGCGGGGGCACGTTGATTCTCAAAACGGCTACGGGGCGACAGTCCGCGCGGAATGGGTATGCACGGTTGTCCCAACAAGTTCCGATAATGCCAGGGTAGAAGCCCTGCTAGTCCAGTAAAAACAGAAGAAAGGAAAACACAATGACGCATCAGGCACCAGCACCACAAGCCCCGCAGGAGCAACAACAACCGCAGCAGGGGGAACAGCTACCGCAACAACCCCCTTCCCCTCCACAACAGCAGGCGTTTCCGCAGTATCAACCACAGCCTCAGGGATATGTTCCACAGCCGATGCCGGTTGAGGCGGGGCCCACCGCAACAAAGCCGTTTGAGCGGCACCAGACCATCGCTATTCTAATCGCCAACCTCGGGCTTGTAGTGTTCATCCTTGGGCTTCTAGCGATCTTCGTCGGCAACGGGGTAGATGACCTTGCTACCGGCCTGACGATGACGGGCGGGTCACTTGCGGTCATGCTTCTGGCCGGTATTTGGAACACCCTAGCAACTATCGGCTATAACCTTGCCGTCAGCCAGCAACTGCGGTAACGGTAAGCGCATTGGAAATATTTTTGACCCCCGCTCATGTCTGCCAAGAACTGGAGCGGGGGTTTGAGGAAACAAAACCCATGTAGATGGGTTCTTTAAGGAGTATATCATGGCTCATGTCAAGGATTTATGGACCAAGCCGAACCCTCAGGGGGGTCGGCGAATCCGTACTAGCCGTTGGGGGGCGGGGAAGCGGTGGCAAGCACGGTGGACGGAGAATGGTAAACGGGTGACCAAATCGTTTGCTAGTCGTGATGCAGCGGAGCTTTATATCGCGCGGGTGGAGACTGGCCAGTCGGAGGGTAACTGGATTACTAAAGATAAAGCGTCTATTACGCTGCGGGATTTGTGGGAGCCTTGGATCGCTAGCAAGGCAACGGTTAGTGAGAAAACCCGGCGCGATTATGTTAGTACGTGGCGGGCGCGGGTGGGGCCGCAGTGGGGGAGGCGGTTGGTTCGGCAGATTACACGGGCAGAGGTTGTGTCGTGGTTGCCGACGATGACGACGATGAAGGGGGTGCCTGATGGTGGGGTGCCGCGGCCGGTGAGTGCTTCTGCACAGCGGAAGGCTGGTTTGTTGATTCATTCGATGTTGGATTTGGCTGTGGAGTTGAAGGTTGTGCACGCGAATCCCATGCGGGCGGGTGATTTACCGCCGCAGGGGAAGAGTGAGCGTCGGTATTTGCGGGTTGATGAGGTAGATGCGTTGCTGGGGGCTGCGCCGACAGTGGAGTCACGGTTGTTGTTGCGGGTGTTATTGATGACGGGGCTGCGACCGGGGGAGGCGAAGGCGTTGAAGGTGCGGGATTTGGATTCGGCGCGGGGTCGGCTTATGGTTCGACGGGCGGTGGATGATCTCGGCAGGGTGGGGCCTACGAAAACGGGTCGGCATCGGGAGGTGCCCATTGGTGGGGAGTTGCTGGCAGATTTGGCGGCTGCTGGGGAGGGGCGGCCAGATGATGCTTGGTTGGTGCCGGATGAACGGGGGATGGTGTGGACGACTGCCAGGTGGCGGGTGGTTTGGGGGAATTTGCAGATTTGGACAGGTATTGATGGTATCGACACGTATGAGCTGCGGCATACTGCGGCATCATTAGCGATTGCTGCAGGGGCGGATGTGAAGACGGTGCAGCGGATGTTAGGGCATGCGTCAGCAGCGATGACGCTTGATATTTATGGGCACCTGTGGGAAGAGGGTTTGGACGCTATCCCTGGCGCTATGGAAGCTCACCTAGCAAGGGAGCGACAGAGGATCGCCACGGTGAACAAGGAGAAGGCACAGCAAGATGCTAAGCAGCGGCGGGCACGGTTCCGGGTGTTGTGA